CGTCAGCAGACGGAATATCTCGCAAAGACCGATAATGAACCCCGATATCAGCAGCTGGCGTGGAAGCAAAGACGATAGTTTCACTACCACGCCAGTACCAATACTGCCCAGTTGTAGGCAACGACGCACTCTGGCGAAAGGTGAACTCTTCCCAAAAATCCCCATCTATCTCGATGCCGTCTACAGATTCGCCGGGTAGAGCAGCAGAGGGCTTGGCAATAGTAGCAGCCGCACTCTCTGTAGCCACCACGCCTTTGGGAAACCGATAGGAATAGTCAGCTAATGCATAAGTCAGATAGTCTAACAATTCCGCATCGCTTACCTTCTGCGTGCCGACATCTTTCAAGAAATTCCGGGCTTTAGTCCGAAACCCTTCCAGAGTAGTCATAGATTACGCTTCCCCATAGTTCGACGTACTGGCAGCGGTGATCCAAGCTTCAATGTAATCATCCTCAAGCAAACTGAAGTCAAAGATACCGTACCAGCTGAGACGATTGATGCGAGCGAAGTCATCAATAACAGGCGGTACAATCACACCCGGCATTTGCCCAACACCGAAGACCATACCAGGACCAGCAATCATCACACCACCGTACAAATCACGGGCCTCGGTAACATAAGCACCAGTAGCATGCGCCACCAGAAGTGGCTTCGTGAAGTAGATGTTATTACCGTCTACCGAGAGGATAACGCGGTGCTCAGCATTCTCATCAGTCTCAAGGACCGCAGCGCCAAGAGAGGCAGTAGTGATTGAAACTTCCTGGTCAGCCTCAAAGTCAGTGCCATCAGCAACGGTAACATAGGTCAACCGAACCGGGGACAAGCCTCCCGAGTTTGGCCCACCCTGCCCCAGAAGCGTGGCACCACCAGTAGCAGCAGCATCAACGGTAGACTGAGCTACCACCTCTCCGCCATTGGGTAGCCGACAGAAGTTGTTGGCCACATAACGCACACCATCAAACATACCAACCTCACCCCGGACAAAGCGGACAGGATCAGCATACTGAACTTTTTCCACCCAGTCACTGCCAGCAGCGTGACGGATATCACGAACCTGACGAGGATGGATTATGCAGATGGGTGCCTCGCCGCCATTAAGCCCGGCGGCATTACGACTCTGAAGATTGGTCCGGCTCTGGTCAGCATAGTCGGGAATAAAGATGTCAGTCACGCTAAGATCTGCGCGGGCTGTCACAGCATTGGGATATCGCTGGTAGCCAGTAGTGATGAACTCGTTGAAAGCCATCATCTCCAAACTCTCTACCAGGTTACGACCCAACTTTTCCCGAACCAGCGTCTTGAAATCGCCACTGTTCCAGAACTGAATGGTTGCATGAAACGCGTTGGTCTTGATGGTATTACCATGTTCCGCGATGGTGATGGATGTCTGCTCACCGTCCAGGTAAGCACCTTCCACGAAGGGCACAGCCTCCGTCAGAGCACCAATCGCAGGATGCAGGTCAAACGCCCGCGAAAAGACGATGGTTTTAGTGTCACGAGCAGCGAAATCAACAACCGAGCGAGCAAATCGAGTGAAGATTGTCTCAGCACGCAACACATCCAGAAGCTGCAATTCGTAATAGTCACGCAGCGACAGGGGAAGCAAGTTACTCATAATCACGCCGGTTTCGACGGTGTCAGCCATTATCTTTCTCCTTAGAAAAAATTAGGCCACGCTATTTCTCTAGCGTGACCTCTGGGTTGTCCAGTCAGCCTAATTGCCCCAGTTTTACAGTGTATGTACCTTCTGCACTGGGAGTTTCTCGGATTGTCCTTGGGCATGCATCCAACTGCCAAACGCATCATCGATCTTAGCGAACTCTTCAGTCCCGGCTGCCTTCCTCAGCGCCTCACCCCAAGTCTCAAATGAGTCAAAGGGGTAAGCCCCTTGGGTAGGCGTAGTAGGCCCAGGGGTAAACCCGGCCGCCTTACGCTCAGCTTTTTGCTCAGCGACAAGATCAACTTGTTTCGACAGTGTCTCTAAATGAGACTTCATGGTTTCCTCATCCGTGATATTAGGGATGGTGTCAGCCAAGCCAATCAGATCGGGATATTCCTTGAGTGCTTCCATCTTCACCCTGTAAGCCGCCGCGGTTTCCAGCTTGGTGTCTCCCTCGGTTATCTTCCCAGTCAATTCTGCTATCTGCTGGTCAGCATTCACCTTGGCAGCATCAGCTGTAGCCTGTGCAGCCGTCGTTGTGTCTTGCAACTCTTTTAGATTATCAGACAGAGTTCCAACTTCGCCCTTCAGCTTATCCAAATCCTTGTCCTTGGTTGCCAGAACAGTAATCATGCCCTTGTACTTGCCTTCCCAATCAGTGGTCGGCGGTGAGGGAGCAGGTGGTGAAGCGGGCGGAGTATCTGGGCCACTTACCGGCTGGTCCGGTCCCGGCGGTACTATTTGGTCAGTCATTGAAAACCCCCTTATGGTTTTCTACGATAGCGGTGTTACCCGTATCGTCCACTTTTCGATATCCTTTTACAGTAGTCAAAATTCCGTCAATCCGTTTCGTGCCGACAGATACGGGTTCTATCTTCCCAGCATCTATCAACGGAACCAACAATCGCTTACGCACCCATTCTTCACAATGCCCTACGTGAGAAGCTATCTGCTTGGTAGTCAGCACCCCCTCCGGGGACTCCTTCTTGACCATCACTTCCTGAAACAGATCCAGGAGTTCCTGTTCTCTTAGCATCTCGCCTCCAAGGCTCATCTTCTAGCGGAACATACTCGTCACGCCCAATCCATACATGTCTTGCCTTACCCTCCTGGCATATGAATACCAACAGCCCGATGTCAGGTAAAGAACCTGGGTCCAGATTATGAATATACTCGTCAACCAACTTCCATCCCGGCGTGGTAAACGCCTGGGTTTTGTAATTGTCACCACTGGTTGCATACCGATGAACATGAGATCTAACTATCACATCCGGCGGGCGTTTCTTCCGCTTGGCACGCTGATGTAGCGTCTTTACCACCAATGTATTCAATGCATTGGGGAAAGTGTGTGGCAACCGCCCCATGTTCCCCTTGTGTGCTATATTGAACAGCACATCTGTTTCGGTAAGCAACCTAAGCATGTGAAATAGATGTCTATCCCCACACATATTAGCATTTAGTTCACGAGCAACAGTCTCCTCTGAGGTCCCCACATGCCTGGGTGTTCCCGATGTCATAAAAAACTCATCTGACATTTCCCGGGGCCTTGTCAAAGACTCAACTGCCATACTGATTTGATAATCTATATCCTTTGTATGTATCTGGGCCGAGTTATCATGATCGCCCTCAACAGCATCCCCGTTAAAGACTGTATACAGGGTAGCTTGATACTCTTCTTTCATTGCCTCTACTTTGTCCCAGGCATCATTCCAGCAATCATCCAGCCACCACTGGTATTTGCTTAGTGAAACTTGTCCCCCATCCGGTAATGGGTGCCTCGGTGGGCACAATGCTACCGTCGAGCCACTATGAATATCAGCTGGAATCGCCACCAGATCTGTTTTTGGGTGGTTTTTCAAAGGCTTGCTTGGCCTCAACAGCTGTCTTATATTCAAGCCATTCCTTGATTCGCTCAATCTCATCTGCCTCCGTGCCAACACGAACACCAAATGCAGTCACCGCTTCTTCTGGGCTAACCAGATCTTGCACAGAGCGTGCAGTCATCTCTTCTACTAGCATCTGCCGATCTCTCGGAACCAACTGGGCAAAATTGGGGACAACCACCTGTTCCACAATCTTTTCATCAAGGTTGCCAGCCGTATCTCGATAGTCAACCATACGCAAAATCTTACGGTGAAGAGACAGAAGCCCCGCTCGTAAATACAAGCGGCTAATCTTGGCTTGTTGCAACATAGGCCACAATCGCAATTCCAGTGTTACCCCAGAGCGCTGGCTTCCCTCATCTTCCCCAAATGCTACGGGACTGGTGAACGATGAATATCTAGTCATATCCATCATGAACCCAATAAACGAGAACGATGACGATGGTTCAGGCTGTCCTTCCAAAACACCCACTTGGGGTAAAGCCCCACTCCCTACCTCTTGTCCCAAATCCCAAAGTGCATCAGCCCCCATTGCGAAGTCTTTGCTGGGATTGCCACGATAGTTGACAACCCACCGAATTGGATGTGCCGCATCGTTGATACGATCCCCAATATCAGCCAGGCGAGTGTTCAACTCATCCTGTAACCCCATCAGGTCTTCAATCAAAGGCAATCCATAAAATCCCTCCAAGCGCATCCTAGGAATGTACTCAATTGGTACAAAGCCCCAGGGGTTATCCCCAGAAAACTTCTTAAGCTTTTGACCACCGATGAAGGTCTCATAAGAATGTTCAGTCCAATGCTCAAGATACAAGGTATCGTCCGGTAGCGTGCTTTCTTTGATCCCGTAAGCCAGGGATGCTTCCGTTTTATCAACCGGTACGACGATGTATGCCTCCATAATGCGATCAATAATCATGGGATGATATCGTACAAATACTTGGTAGGGCATCAACTTATCTACCCGTATCCCGTGAGGCATTTGCAAATCTATAGCAGCCCGCAAGAACATGCCGCCATAAACCTGTAGTGACAACCCCCCCTCATAGAGCTTGCTAGCCAACCGAGATGCTTCCCACACCTCATCGATAATCCTAACCGCAGCGTCTGCTCGATCAGCAGATGCCGCACTTTTTGTCAATGGGTCAGATGTTAAATCAACTAGCTCGTCTTCCCACTGCCCATACAGATTAGCTGCCTGTGTTAGACACATCGTTTTCGCCAGATTGATTTGAAGTGGGTACAGAAGCGGTGAACTGGCATCACTTGAATCCACTCGAGTGTCAAACACCCGGCCACTGAAATAACGCATAGCTTCATCGTAACGCGCCATCTGTGAAGCCCACTCTTGAGATGAAGCATCGTTGGGCGTAAAATCCCCGGCACCCGAGAGATTGGCGCTAGTTAGAAATTCATTTAGCGAAATGTTCAATCCCGAGAACGGCGAAGCCACTATATCACCCCCAGCTTAAACACTTCTGCTGCTTTTTCGCCCAGTGCCAGTATGATCAAGGCCCCAATTGCAAGATACAGCAACCTCAACATCCAGCCTCTAATATCTCCAACGGTGTCAGTAAGATTACTAACACTCCCATTCAGAGAAATCAATGATCCATCAATACGAATGGCACACTCTTTGAGAGTCGCATATCTAGTCTCCAAATCATTAAAATTCTCCCGCAATGTAACGATGTTTAACCCCTGCCCTGTTAGGGTACGCTCATACTCCACAAGCCGTATCTTCACCTGTTCTAATTCTCTATCAAGACGCTCTATGTCATGCTGTATGTTGTCATAGGCAACATCGTTAGTCATATCATCTCCAAAAGAAAAGAGGACCTGATTACTACCAGGCCCTCTGGGTTATCCAGTCAGGCGCTACTTGAATGATATGCGCTTCTTTGCCAGTCCCACCTCAGTCTTTATCCCAAATTCTCCCCAGATTGGCCGAGAATCGGCTACCTTAATCACCGAAGGTGTACCATGTTCAACTATGGCAGCCAACAGAGATTGCTCTTGGGAATTTAGCCTAAACTGTATCAATGTACCAGTATGTACGATTTCGTCTGGTACCAAATCCCCAAATTCAAGATTTCGTACTGAGCGACAAAGTGTTGCAAGAACCCTATCTATTTCATTCATATTTTACCACATTTTGGTTATGTTGTCAACCATACGGTTATGACCAGTGGTGCCGTGCCGAGCCGCGATGTATGTTCCGCATTGTTCTGGGGCGACGCAAGACAATTTTGGTATTGGGTATCCCATGCCACAACACTTCTACGCAATACTTCAGCCGGGCAAACAGTTCTTGGATCACCTTCTACTCCGTCTCAAATCGTGTGATGCCCGCGCTCGATTGCTTCGGGCAACTCGGTGGTTGTATGAAGCTTGCCTCACCACCGTATTGCTAACCTGTGAGGGGACCGTATTTGGAATGAACCGAGAAACGTAGGCAAATACCATCAGCGCAGCCACAATATCCTGGGAGATCTTGTCATCCTTTACCTGATAGCTGCGCAATTGAGTTCTGATACCCTTGATAAATGGAAACTTGAGTTCATGGTTCTGCAACAACATCTTGAGCGTGTTCAACATACCCAGTTTGTCTCGGGCGAAGTTTACCGCATCAACCTCAATCCCTTCTCGTTCGAGAACCAGCTCGTCTATCGCCTTCTGTGTCCCAGTAGCATCCATACCCCTCAACACAGGTTTGTACTTGTCAAGTGCGTAACGGAAGGACTTCAGCCAGGGAATATAGCTGCCATTCCCGGATACCCAGGCGAAATAGACCAGCTCATAAGGTTTATCGGTGACATCAAACGCCAGGACAACCGGGGAATTGCGTCGAGGTGGGGAGGCTGTACCTGGATCGCTGGCAATCACATACACCCGACTGGGATCATAGGGCATTTCCCAATAGGTAACTCCCACCCGAGGGACCTCAACATATGTAGCCCCTGGCGCCGGGGTTCCCATATTTTCAGTCCCATCTGCATTAACAATGATGGGGTTAATCAGTTGTTCCATCCGGGCATTAAGATACAAATCTTCACAAGCAGTGATATGTGATTCCGGGAATTCAGACAACCCCCAATCAGGGAATTCTGCTTCAATCTCTTGCAAAATCATCTCTTGTGGCAAATCCTTGATGATTTCATTCCTTTGCCACTCGGGGATGTGGTGATTGTCATAGAGAGTGGACCTCAATGAGCAGTAGCTCGTTGGGTCAAACTCTTCCATAGTGGACCCCTCAGTCCCGCGCTCAAACCGAACACGCAGCCAAGGAACGTCCGTGGGGGTGGTCGTGATGGTCAGCCGAGCTAATCGTTCAATTCCGTTAGGGCGAGTGCCACGCAACCGGCCCCTAAGAGCAACGATTGTCTCTTCTGCCCGCTCATAGCCACCCTCGTCAAAGTTAATCTCATCCCACTCAGAGCCACGAATACCCTGTGCCTGAAACCCCACAGTCATAAACGCCAACTGTGAATTGAAAACAGTTGTAATCTTAGGGTAGGGCTTAGCGCGGATGTCTTTTATGAAACGGCTTATCTTGGGGTTATCCTCGATGTGCGGAAGCAAGAAGTTGAACATCAAGGTGGATTGAAACGAGGAAATGGATGTGTTCAAACCAGTGTACCAAGGCCATATCAGAGCTTTGGTGAGAAACGATAAAGCCTTCCCTACAGTTTTGCCTGATCCAATGCCCCCCAGTTGTACGACATTAGGTTGGGGTGCATAGTGCTCAACCCACTGATTCTTGAGGGGTTCCCAATCAAAGAAGTAGCGGGTAAATAGAGAATACCCACCCTCCAATGCCATCGAAAACATTAACTTGTCGTCTGAAGAAAGAATCATAACTCATTGGGTTTGCCAGAGCCAATCCCTATCATCAAAAGCATATTGGCCCCTGACAACCTCAGCCATATCCTTTTCCCACTCATCGGGGGCTATCTTGGGCTCAATGTCATGGGCTAGAAACAAGAGCCAGTACAACAGCCCATCAGTAACATCTATTTTTGTTACCGGGATTGCGAGCTCAACGTATCCCCGGTGGACACTATCGTGACACCGATAACACAACGAAATCCCGTTACCAAGAGAATCATCCCCACCCGACCCTCGAGTCTTGATATGGTGGGGATGAATTGTCTCGATAGTTAGGTGTTTGCCGCAAACCAAGCAGCGGCCATCACGTTCTAGCAGCCCAGCCCTAAAGGGATTAGTGGACAACAGAAGGTCTCATCATCATTTGAGTATCCTTCAACGACTGATAAGCAAACTCAACCAACCCAATCATTGCCTGTGCATTATCTGGATCTACTGCAACACCCCATTCTCTAAGCGTGCGCAGCATAATATCCAGAGCAGCTGCCTGAAGATCTTGGTCCGAGGCAGTGCCGTATTTCTTAATCCCCTTTTCTACAGCCGTTACCGCGATGTTGGCAGCATTCACATACTGATTAACCCGAGCAGCTCTTTGGCCAGCCAGTTTGACTATCCGGTCAGCCTCGGTTTCCCCTACCCTGTTGCGCAACATATATGCCACAACAATGATGGCCAGGGGGATTAAAGCCTCTGTCAAAACGGGTAGCCAGTCCATTATCGCAGCACCATCTTCAGTTTTGGGGTTACCGAATTAGTATTCGTTGCAGCCCATTGGACTCGCATGTAATACCCCTCAACGGCAATAGAGCCTTCATAGGATTCCACAGAAGCAGCAGCAGCATTAACCGGCGTGGGAGTGTCACCGTGCGCATACCATGTGACAGCATCTGGGGATACCCACAAAGTAACAGTAGTTGTGTTTACCCCATTTTCCATATCAATATCCCAGAAGAAATCAGCCTCTGTGTAATCAACCCAGTTGACTATTCGGGATGTCTGGGTTGCATCGGTTGCCACAGCCGCGCTATTGACAAGAACAACGCGGGGACTAACCGCTGCCAGGGGTGTAGCAGTAGCCACCGGAGTGATGGCAAGCACCAATAGCACCACAGCAGCCACTACTGGCAACAGAATCATAGCCAAGCGTTTCATGATCAACCTTCTCCTTTTTATGTCATGACATAGAAGTTGCAAGACACTCATAGTATATCACCATGTGGCTGAGTTGTCAACCACGCGGTTGACATTCTGACCATTATATGATAGGATAAACCAGGAGGCAAAAAATGGATACTGTTCAGCTAGAAATCAATGGCACCAGTGGTGACAAGGAATTAGAAGGCCATATGGCCACCCTTTTCCTGGAACTCTTCGAGATATTCAAAGCCAAGCAAGCAGACTATGGCCCCGGGAATATCGCCATTGGTGGGGAAAAGGGATGTCTAATCCGCGCCAACGACAAGCTGCAACGCCTATGGCAGCTTGTCTGGGGTGATAAGGAAAATTCCGTGAAGAACGAATCCGTAGAGGATACCTGGCTTGATCTTGCGGACTACGCTCTTATCGCCCTTTTGGTTCGTCGTGGCGAATGGCCGCGATTGGAATACATCACAGGAAAAGGAGAATCAACATGAGGGTTACATTCTATGCCCCATATGCAGTATCAGAGCAGGAATTGATAGACTTCCTCTA